CACGCTGGCGGGCGGCACCGCCAGAACGCTGCGTCCGGCGATGGCGAGCCCGGAAACTGGCCAATCGGCCTGCCAACTGCCACGGTGGACGAGCATCAGCCCTTCATCGGCGACCAGTGCGATCTGCCCGTCGCGCGGCGTTTCCGGCAGCCAGGCCGTGCCCTGCCAGTGCAGCAATGTTCCAGCCGGATGACCCCAGGCAGCCCCGCCCGCACTGGGCACGATATGGCAGGCGCCGGGCTGCGGCGTGCCTGGCGGCACAGTCACGCTGCGTGATGCGACCACCAGGGCCACCAGCCGGTCCAGCGCCAGCACGGCTTCGTTGTGGGTCACGTCTTTCTGGGCCTGGCCGGCGGCAATCAGCGGCAAGGCAAGGCGGGGTGTTGCGGGCATTGATCAGCCTCCTGTTCAAGCGATGGGCAAAGTGGCGACAGGGCCCAGCGTGGCGCCCACCTGGGCCACATCCAGCCACAAGGGCCCGGCCCGATCGGGCACGGTCCACCAGGGTTCGGTCACGTCTGCGGCGACGATCGTGCCGGCCGCGTCGCGCAACTCCACACGAAACGCCAGCCGGCTTTCGCCGATCGGCACATCGGCCAGATCGGGCCATCCAAAGCCGGCCCGGCTCTGGGCAATCCAGGCGAGGTGCAATTGGCCGGCCTGCCGCCGCCATGAAAGATGCACGGGCAGCAATGGCCTGATGCCCGCGCCGCCCAAAGTTGCAACCACCGGCAAAGCGGCCGCATCACCGGCGCCGGTGGCGCGCAGCAAAACGGTCTGGCCCTGCCGCTCCAGCGGCAGCGGAAGGGCCAACATGGCGCCCTGATCCAGCATCACGAATCGTTCGTTGGCCATATGCGTGGCCACAGTCAGTTCCGTGCCGCGACGTCCGCGCAGCAGACCCGACAGCCGAAAGCGGCGGTTGCCCAGGGCCTCGGCCATGGCAAACTGGATGATTTCATCACCCAGCAGGGCGAGATTGGCGCCAGCCAGCACGGCCGATTCGCCGCGGCTATCCAGCCACATGCTGTCGGAGATCAGTTCCACCTCCACCAGCCCCAAGCGATCCCACCCGGCGGCACGCGCTGCGGGCAAAACCGAAACGGCGCGCCCCATCGCCACCGGCGCGGGCAGCAGCCCGATCGGTTCATAGCTGGCGCCATCATCCAGGCTGATCGTCACACCCGCCCGCCGCCAGCCTGCAGACGCGCCGGCGCCGGCAATCCACAGCCGGGGGCCATCCGGCAATTCGCCGGGCAAGGGCGGCAGATCGAGCGCCAGCAGAGTGGTCGGGCCGGCGGCCTGATCGCCGTGCACCAGCGCCCGGCCGGGATCACTGGGCTGCGCCTGCGCCGCTGCCGTGCCGACCCGCGCCAGTTCGAGCGTGAGCACAAAATTTTCGAAACGGGTTTCGCGCACCTGCCAATCGAGATCGTCCAGGCGCAGCACATCGCCGGGCATGATGCCAAGGTAGCGCCACGGCAGCCGCAGGGTGCGCTGTTGGCGCGCTGCCGCCAGTCGCAACAGGCGATCGTGGCACAATTGCTTGGCTGCAGCGGCCGACAGCGCCAGCGGCAGGCCAGCGCCATCAACGCGCACCCCTGACCGCAAGCGCGCGCGTTGCAGGCCGGGCTGATAATCACGATCAACGTCGTAATAGCCCAGTTCAATGGCATCCGGCGACGACGCTGCGGCATTGCGGCGATGGCGTTCCCTGGCCGGCTGGCGACCATCAGTTCGGGCATCAGCGGCCCCGCCCGGCGCAATGGCCAGCGCTGGCCGCCCCGGCCCCACCAGCGCCCGGCCGGCAGCAAGCACCGCGCCACTGGCCGTGAGCGAGGGCGCCAACGCGTCTGCCAGCGGCGCCGCCGCGCCAAGATAAAGCCCGGCAACCTCGGGAAAATCCCCGCTCACCGGCAGGCTGATATTGGCGCTGGCGGCCAGTTCGGCCAACGCGGCACCCAGCGGCACGAGCGTTTCGTCGGCAATGAGCTCAAACGACAGATTGGGCAGGCGGTTGCCGAATTCGGTCAACGGCAGATCTTCGAACACCGCATAGGCCAGGCCACGAAACGCCGGCGCTTCGCCTTCAGCCGCCGCGATCAGCGGATCGGGAAACTGGCGTTCCGAACCGGTGTGGAGGCGCATCGTCACCGGCTGAAGCCATTGGCCATTGCCATCGCGCAGCAGTTTGCCATCGGCCCACACCCGGCCGATGGCCACGATGGCCCGCGCCGCCAGCACCACCGCAAAGCTGGCCGAATAGCTGTAGCTGGTGCTCGATGGCCCGCGCTTGCCGCCACCGCTGCGCGTCGTGGTCTCGCGGATCGGATTCGCCCAGACGATATTGCCGCTCACCCGCATGCGGCCGCGCACCACCGGGATTGGCTCGCCATAGCTGGCGGCCTGGATTTCGGGATTGGCCTGTCGCTGCCCGCCGCGCCCACCACCGCCGCCGCCGAACAGACGCCGATCGACGACGCTGCCAAGCAACGTGCCGACAATCCCGCCAATTGGCCCCAGCACCGCGCGGCCAACAACACCCAAAACCAGAGTTGCCATTCCAAATTCCTATCTGATTCCGGGCAGAGCCCAGCAGGCCACCACCGGCCAATCATCCGGCACCGGCCCTTCCACCACGCGGCCCAGCCCGGCGTGGGCATGCAGGATGCCGCGATCGGTGATCAGGGCGAGATGGCGATGGCCGGGCGCCAGCGCATATTCCACCAGATCGGCCGGACGCGGCCGCCGCACCCGGCGCAAACCCAGCGCGCGCAGTGTGGCCGCCAGCAAATCGGCATGATCGCCGCCCAGCGCGTAGGGCGGCACTGGCCCCAGACGCAGCCCGGCGCCGGCCGCCGCCAGCAGGGCCACGCCAACGCAATCCAGGCCTACTCCGATCAACCGGCCCTGCGGCCGGAAGCGCGTGCCCAGCCCGGCGCGGGCTGCGGCAATGGCGGCCGCGCGGCGGCGTGACAGCTCAGACCGCATAACGCGTCAACAGATCGGCGCCCGGTACATGCGGTTCGCCGCGGAAATTGCGGGCGTTGGCAAAGCGGTCGCGGCAGGTGACAAAGCGCTTGTCGCAACCTTCGCGCAGTCGCACCCGGGTTCCGGTGGCCAACGCCAATGGCTCATCCATCACCAGCCAGCCGGCATCTTCGGCGAGCAGGCGGCGCACCAATCCAGCGTTGGGGCCGTCCATCACGGCCAGTTCGCCCTGCACATGATCGGCCGCCACGATACCGGCAATCTGCACCTTGTCCTGGGCAATGGCGGTCACCGTCGCCAGCCGTTCGCGCGGCCGTAGATCCACCTTGCAGCGGGCATCGCCCAGCTCCGCCCGGCATTCGGGCGAGCAGCTTTCCACCACGCTGGCCGCCAGTGCTGCGCCCGGCCCGATCAGTTCGGCGGTGAAGCCGGCATCAGCCCCGGTGCCGACGGCCACATCACCCAAGGTGCCTTGCGCCAGCCATTGCTGGCCGCCATCCGGATCGCGCCAATCGACCAGGAACAGATCCAGCCGCGCACCATCCCAACGCCCGGCCAGCAGATCGGTGCCAGTGAGCGCCCCGGCCGACATGGCACCGGCCACTTCCATATCGTCGGCCGTCACGCCGTCGCTCAGTACCACGGCCGAGGGCGACATGCCGGGGCGGCTTTCATGGCGCAGGCCGTTCACCAGCAACGGTCGATCATGGCTGGTAAAGCCCAACGCCACACCGTCGCGCCGCACGAGGCGCCAGCAAAGCGCCAGGTGCGTCAGTTCTTCGGCCAGCATTGCCTCAATCCTCCCTGATTTCGATCAGCGGCACGGATGGCAGCTCGCCTGCCCGCCAGCCGGCGATCGAAACCTCGATCCGATCGGTGGCGAAGCGCACTGGCACATCGAATCGGAAACCGGCGGTGACCGCCGCTCCAGCCGCCGGTGCCGCTGCGAAATCGACATAGCCGCCCGGCGCCAGCGCCCAGCCGTTCGGCAGCACGACGCCGCCAACCGCCACCACAACAGATTCAGGCCAGGGGCGGGTGATGCGGCGGGTTTGCGGGGCCTCATCAGGCAAGGCCGCATCGCCATAGTTTCTCACCAACGCAAAACGGGTGGTGCCGCCGTCGCCCAGCCCAAGCCGCTGATCGAGGGCCGTCGGTTCCCCGCCATCAGCGGCCGAGCTGTTGTCGAGCGGATCGAGGAAGCGAAAGCCGTGCGCCTGCCCGCGCCGGGCGCGGAAGAAGGTGATCAGCCGCTTCAGATCATCCTCGGAACGGATACCGAGCCCGGCATCATATTCCAGCCGCGCATCGGCCCATTCGGCATTGCGCTGCTCCGCGCCCGAACCCGTTACCACCACCTGGGTGGAAAAGGCCGGGCCACCGGCCGCGCCAAAACCCAGTTCAAGCGGAAAGCGCACATCGTGAAAACTGGCCATGTCGTCCTCCGCATCATCAATCTGGAAGGGGGTGAAACCGTCGCGCGCCACCTGCGGCCATGCCCAGACGAAGGTTTCGGCGATGCCCAGCGCCAGCGCGGCAGCGGCCGCATCGGCGACCAGTGGCCACTGCACCTCGGCGTCATTCTGGCTCAGCACAAAGCCGGCGAGATAATGCTGGCGGGCGCGGGGGTACCCCAGTTGCGTCTCCACCAGTGCGCGGCCGCGCGCCTGGCCGGCCTGGTTGGCGCTGGTGACGAAAGTATAATCCTCCAACTGCAGCACATCGAAGGCCGGATAGGCCCAGCCCGCCGGCATGTTGGCGCGGGCCAGATCGGGCCGATCGTCGAGCAGCACTTGCGGCGCGTAGAACAGCAGGTGGGTGACGACGGCGGGCGCGGCGGTGCGCGCGGCGGCCACCATGCCGGCCGTGGCTTCGGCCAGCCGTTCCCCACACCAATCCAGATAGGCCTGCTCGGCCGCCGATTTATTGCCCCTGATGTCGGCCATTATTGGCGGCGAGCTGCCGCGTTCGGCCTGCCAGCGCGCGGCAGTGGCGGCATCATAAAGGCAGGGCCTGTTGTTCGGCCCCACCCACCACCAGGGTTCCCCCACCTGAAAGGCCGGGGCCACGCTGGCCGCCAGCACCAGGCCCATCGCCACGGTCGTCACGGCCTGCAACCAGGCCTGCGCGGCGGGCTTGCAGGGCGACAGCAGCGCCGAGGGCGGCGACCAGCCGGTGAGGCCCAGTGCATTTGTCGAATCGCGCTGCGCCCAGGCCGGCGGGCAGTGCTGCGCCAGCAATTCCATCGACAGGGACAGGATGGGGGCAAAGCCCAAAGCCCCGGCACGGGCCAGGAAATCCTGATGCCACCCCAACGCCGGACCACAAAAAGGCCGCGCCGGATCAACCACATAACCGCCCTGACCATCGGGCAGAAACGCCATGAAATGGCTCATGCCCAGATAATGGGTGATGGCGCCGCGCCAGCCGAGCAGCAGCGCCTGTTCCACTATGCGCTCCGGCGTCTGGTTGTAGAGATCGTCATAGGCCGTGCACAGGCGCAGCGGCTGCGGCGGCAGCACGGGATCGCCGGCCTTCAGCACAGCGCCGGCACCATCGATCATCAGATTGGTCAGCCGCACCTCACCGCTGGCCACGGCCGGCAGCGGCGCATCGACACCGTCATACCCGGGCGGCACCAGGCTGATGAACAGCCGATCGATATCGCCGGCCCACACCGGATCGGCTTCGGATGGCAACAGGAAGCCGCCGCTGAGCGCATCGAAATCAAGGCTGATCTCGGCATCAGTGGGGCTGCCGCTGGCATAGTTCCACAGCCGCACATACCAGGTGCGCGGCTGCCCATTGGCATCACGCCCTTCGATGGTGAGCACCGGGCCGTTCACGGCATCCAGCGGCAACACCGCGCCCGATGATTGCCAGCGAAACTGCCACAACAGCCCGCGATAGTCGCGCCGGGTTTCGAGCGCGCACAAAGGATGGCTCCAGCGATCAACCGATTCCCAGATCAGCCCGGCCAGATCGGCGCGGCGCTGAAATTCCAGGCTCACCACCACGCTGTCCGGCCCGTCGGTCACGGCGCTGGCCATCATCGGGCGCGGGAAATCCACCAGCCACCAGCGCGGATCGAACCGGCGCACCCAGCGCGTGCGGCCCTGATGCTGGGCCCCGGCCAGCCACCAGCGCATCATGGCCGCGCCCGATCGAGCGCACGGGCCACGGCCCGCGCCACCTGATTGCCAGTTTGCTGCATGGCCGCCGGCGTCGCATCGCGCGGTGCGGCCACATTGACCGTGACATTGACCATACGGCCGTTGCCTTGGCCCGGATTGGCCTCCACCCGGCCGGCGGCGGTGGGCACAAACAGTTCCGGCCCGCGTTCGCCCACCATATAAGCCCGGCCAGCGCTGACCGATCCGCCCGTGGCCCGGCCCGGCAAGCCAAGCAGGCTGCCCACAAGGCCACCTAGCAGGCCACCGCCGCCGCCCCCGAACAGCCCGCCCAGATCAAGCCGCAGCGCGCCCTGGGCAATATCGCCCAAGGCCGAAAGGGCGATGCGCCGCAGATCGTCGAAACCGAACTTGCCATCAGACAAGGCCCGGCCCAACGCCCGCGACAGGCCTGATCCGGCGCGATCAAGCCCGGCCGCGAACGGGCCATCCAGCGTGCGCTGGATATCGTTCACGCCGGCCATGAAGCCGCCGGTATCGGCGCGCACCTTCACCACCAGTTCCTCGATCGGTTCAGCATCCATCGGGATATCGCTCCATCAATGCGGCCAGCCCGCCGCCATCCACCGGCGCAGCGGCCGGCGCGGCATCCAGCCCCAGCGCGGTCACCAGTTCGGCGGGTGTTGCGGCCCAGAATTCCGCCGGCCGCCAGCCCAGCGCGGCGGCCGCCACATGCGCGGCGCGGCGGGCGGCATCGGCAAACATCACTGCCCGGCCAATATCTGGCCCAGCAGCACGCGCAGCGCCGGCGTGGCATTGGCCAGCCCGCCGCGCACCAGCGCATCGGCGAAGGCGTCACGCGGTTGCGGTTCGGCCAGGCAGTGCCACAGCAGCGCCACCATTTCGGCCAGGGTGAGCTGGCCCGCCGCCGCGCGTTCGCACAGCGCAAACAACGGACCCAATTCGGCTTCGGCCGCCACCAACGCCGTGAAGGTCGGCCGCAGGCGCAGCGACTGGCCGCCCAACACCAGCTCTGCCTCCCCCCGCAAAGGGTTCACGCTCACGCCGCCACCACCGGGCCGCTGCTTTCCAGCTGCAGGCTGTAGGTGCGCTCACCATTGAAATCGCCGGCATAATCCAGCCGGGCGATCTGGAAGCGCCCAGTGATGGTTTCGCCGCTTTCGAACTGCACCTGATAATCATCGATGGTGCCGGCCAGCGCGGTGGCCTTCACCCGGGTTTCCGCCGCCGAACCGGTGAAAACGCCGGAGCCCGACAGCGACACGGAACGCACCCCTGCCCCCGACAGCAGCTCGCGCCAGCCGCCGCTGCCCTGGTTGGTCACCACCACGGTTTCGGTGTTCACCGTCAGCTGCGTCGTGCGCAGGCCGGCCACGGTGGCAAACACCGGCGGCACCGCACCATTGCCCACCTTCAACAGGAAGGCAGCACCTTTTTCCATTGCCATGTTCTTGGTTTCCTCTTGCGAAAAATGTGTCGTCACCCCGGCGAAAGCCGGGGCCCATCGCCCCAGCGTTCCAACATCGCCAACGGTCGGGAGATGGGCCCCGGCTTTCGCCGGGGTGACGAGGTGCGTTGCTAAAGCTGCTCGCTGCGCAGCCGCATCTCGATCACGCCGGGCCGCCAGCCATCAATCGGCGCATTCACACCCGAACGCACCAGCCGGGCATTCACGATCCGATGCCCATCCCAATTGCCCGCCAGCGCCCGCAGCCGCACCTCGGCCGCGCCCAGCAACGCCTGCAACCGCGCAGCCCCCGGCCGATCATCCCAGATCGTCACCAGCATACGGGTGTCATGCGCCACCTCGGTCTTGGTGCCGGCGTCCGTCACCAGGCCAGGCCCGATCACGGCATAGGGCGCCGCGGCATCGGCGGGCGGGCCGTCGAATACGCCGGTCAGGCCAGGCAAATCGGCCAGCGCCGCCACCACCGCCTTCTGCATGGCCAATCCTGCCGCCATCATTCGTCTCCCGGCCACAAAAGTTGCGGATCAGGCAGGGCGGTGCGGCTGCCACGCCGCCGCTGGGCGACACCCGGCCCCGACAGGCGCAGCCCGTCGCTGCCGTCATCCAGCACGCCATAGTCCTGCCAACGCTGGGTCACCCGCCAACGCAGCCGCGCGGCCGCCGCCAGCGCAATGGCTCGGCCGTGCGCCTGCAAGCGCGCCAGAAATGCGCCGCTCATGCCGGCCGCCCGTCGCACCACAGCGTGGCGAAATCCCGCCGCCGCGCGTCGCGTTCAACGCTTCGCACCGTCAGCAGTTGGTCCCGCCAACGCAGCCGCACATCCAGGCCCAGATCTGCGCGGTCGCGCAGCACAACCTGCCAGCGGCGACCCGATCGCGCCGCCTCGCCCTGAATCTGCCGGCCCGGCGGCCCGTCGCGGTTCACCTGCGCAAACACCGTTTCCACGCTGATCCAGCTGCCCACATCGTCGGCCGCCGCATCGCGCGCCGGCTGCCAGCGTTCGATCGTCACGCGCTCGTCCAGCGCGCCTGCCTGTTCACCTGCCATCGCCATCACCCCAGCTGCATCCGCCGCCACGGCCGCCACAGCGCTGCAACAGCGGCCGGCGGCGGGCCGGCATCAGCGGCGTCGCGGTGGCTGAAGAGATGGCTGACGAGCCGCACGATCCCGGCGCGCAGCGGCTCCGGCACGCTGTTCCAGTCTGCACCCAGCCCGGCGCGGAAGCGCACCACCATCCCTTGCGCGGCCTGCGGCAATCCAATGAGCCGCACCCAG